GATGAACTGGGCGCATATCCCCAGGAGAGCGGACGCCATCGCCAGGATGGCGAGGTTGGCTGAGCGGTCGATGTGTTCATCAATGCCATACTTTTCTGCATTGAGTTCGGCCATGAGCATCCAACTCCGGCCAGTCTCAAAATATTCTTCTGGGGTCTTCAACATTACCATACTCCCACTCCTGGACCCGGCGCCGCGTAGCACATCGCCAGGGCGTCCGCATCGTCGGGGCTTCCGCCCGTTGACCGTTTCTTGAAATCGTCCTTGCTCTCCAGCTTGATGCGCCGGTCTCCCTGGACGGTGTACCGCCGCGCCGAAAGCTGGGCGATCACCGCCGGGTTGTCATCGATGTCGATGGTCCCGTCCCGGAAGGCTTGGCCCAGTTCCAGCCATGCCTCGGCGATGGCGTTGACGTAGCGGTCAGACCTCCGCGCCTTTTCCCCGCCGTTGAACGGGACGATCCTAACTCGTCCCCCAGCCACCCCTTCCTCGTTCAGCCGGTCGGTCACGCCGCCACCGACGCCGGTGTCGTCCACGATTATCTGGCCCACCTCCGGGTCGTCCTCGGCCATCGCCTTGAGATGTCCGGCGACCTGTTGGGTGTCCCGGCCTTGGGACTTCCAGACCAGCCGGCAGACGTTCCCCTGCCGGCGGTAGACGACCGTCTTGTCGGCGCCAAACCTGGCAACGTCACAGGCCAGCGTGGCCTCGCCCTCCGGCTCCAGTTGCCGCTCAACCGCTTCCATCAACCGGGACCGTGGGACGATGGCGTCCTCCAGGTTGTCCGGAAAGCGGCCCAGGACCGAGGCGATGTATAGGGCTGAGTCCTCGCCCCATTCCTTCCGCCGTTCCTCGATCTGGTCGGCGGTCACCATGCCGGGGATGACCTCCCGGCCTTGCTGAATGTTGGGCGTGTCGGATGCGGCGATCTCGATGGTGTGGTAAAGGTCGGAGCCGCCGTGGAAGGCATCGTAGAACTCGCCGGAGCTGGCGAAGGCGTTGCCGGTCAGGAGCATCCGGGCCGGGTTGAGTCTCTTGACGGCGTCGATGTGGGACTGCTCGATGTTGTGGGCCTCGGTCAGGATGACCAGGAGGTTCGGGGAGTGGAAGCCCTGGATGTTGTATTCGTTATCGGTGGCGAACCCGACCGCGTAGTGGCGGTCGTCCAACTCCCACCGGGCCGTCCGGTACATCTGACCGCCCAGCGGCGCCCTCGCCGTGAGGTATGCCGACCGGGCTTCCTTCCACACGATGTCGGAGACCTGGCGGTGGGTCGGGCCGAAGACGACGCAGATGGCGGGATAACGGGTCGCCATCCACCAGAGCATGATCCGGGCGGCCATGAAATCTTTACCGCTAGAGTTGCATCCTACAACGCCCACCCGCTGATAGTCCCTGACAGCCGTCGCCATCTCTAATTGCTTATCGTAAACGCTGGAGCAACCGAGGACGGCGTCCCAGAACCAGGCCGGGTCAGTCCTGGAGTGGTCAACGAGAAATTGCTTCTCGGCCTGGGATAGTGTTGTCATGTCCGGTGGTACGCGTTATGGACGGTCAAGCGCGGCTTGGCTTTTGGCCCCGTCACCCGTATCTTGTGGTCGCATTCGGGACACCGTGTCCACCGGGACTTTGTGCCATCCCGATGCCGTTCTATGTGATCGCCCACACGCCGGACAGTGTTGCCATACTGGATTTCGATCTCGCCGGTTACTGGAGACCCGCCACCGACGCACAATACCCGGAGCCGTCCCCGCTTGTCGTAGCTCTCAATCGTCCGTCCTGTCTTCTTGGCCCACGGCCAGGTCAGTCCCCATATCGACACGTTCTCCCTCCACTACTTGGCCGGCGCCGTCCATCGCTTCCCGGAGGAGGTCCGCGAAGGTGACGCCGCCCACCATGACGTTCTGTTGTTGGAGTTGGATCAAAGGCTTCTCCGGTATCAGTCCGCCGATGGTGTCCAGGCGCCGGAGAATGTCGAGGACGATCCCCGTTGCCCTCGCGGCCTGGGTGTCATCGGACCCGGTGGCCTGGCTCCACCATCGGAGGAGGAGCCGTTCATACCGCGACCGCTGGAGGTTGTACTCCCGTTGGACGGCTTCCTTGTCGTCGCGGCGGACCTCGGCCAGACGCCGTTTGACATCGTTCCAGACTTGCGCCCTGGACACGCCAAGCTGGTCGGCGATGGCTTGCTCGGTCGCCCCGGCCATCTTCATCTGGATGACTTGTTGGCGTCTTTGCTCCGCGACTATCTTGTTGCCGTTTTGTAAAGCCACGACCTACCCACCCGCCAACCGGGCCATCCGGTCCCGCAATGGAAATAAGTTCTGGAGCGTCCGGGTCGGTGCTGCCCCGCCCTCTCCGGCATGGGTAGCCGGTGGTTCGCTGGAATCCTTCGGACGCCCTTTATACATGCTTGCGCCCACCTCGGCAATCTTGCCGAAGGGTATCTCCGGGACTGTTAACCGATCACGTGCCGTAGGGTCTAGGAAATAAACATAACGGAGCTGAAACCCCGGAAGAGGCCGAAAGCCCGCATCCTTGAAGCCCCGCATAGACGCCGCGCCGGTTTCCAAGATGTTTCCGCCCTTAGTCGCGGATACGCGACTAAGGCGCAAGGCTTCCGCTTGCTGGTTCTTAGACCGTCCATCTGTCAAGCTAGTGCGCGAGAATCGCGCACTAGCTCTGGCCCGCGCGAATTGCGTCCGGGCATGTCCCGGACGCTGCACTATCCCGTCAAATATCTCACCGTTAGGCGCTTCCCATACTTGCGTATTCTTCTTCAATCCTGTCAGGACGAAACCCGCCGCCCGGTATATCGTACCGTCGCCGCATTGGGTGGCGTCCGCAAAAGATACCACCCAGCCGATATGTGGATATTCCCGCCGAATGATTCGCATTGCGACCGCTAAGGCGCGGGATTCAGTATTCCTTGGCGTGTCGTCAACCAGGGCCAGACGATTGAGTTCGATGAATCGATTCCACTGAGTCCCAGCCACTAAATTGATCAACTTTCGTTTATCGAGTGACGGCCCAAATTGCATTGCGCCAACCATCCCACCGTCAAGAAATATCCCCAGGTGCAGTTGGCTATTGTTGACGCTCTTACCGCTGTAATGGTGCGCCCGGACAAAAGCATGGGCATCCTTTGACGCTATCGGGGCAAGGCGGATGGCTTTAGCCCCGCTCATATTCCATCGCTATCAAAGCCAGGGCGTTACCGTTGCTGTTTGCGTTGCCCGTGTCATCGAAGCCGCCCACATATTTAGCCCGTTTTAAAGCGCTGTCGATTTCCATTCGCTGGTCGTCGGTGACGGTAAAAGTCATTTGACCTAAGGCCGACTTATCCCCATCGGCCAGAGTTGGATATTCTGTCAAGTCCGGCATCGGGAGCCGCTCCCCGTTGGCGACGGCCTCCAGCATATCGTTGACCGCTTGGGATTCAAACTGGGTGTCGCGTAGTAGTTGGAGGAGTTGGTCCTGGTCGGCGTGGGCCATCATCGCCAGCGGATCGTAAGTGAGGAGCATCTTGTCCGCTTCTTCCTCGGTTACGTCCACGATCAAGACCGGGACGACTTGGTCGCCCATGACCTCTTGCCGGAGGTGGCCGTCTATCAGTTCCAGGCCGTCGTCGGTCTCCCTGGCGATGACCGCGTCCGCGAATCCGATGTCCTCCAGGACTCCCCGCAGGGCGGCTTCCTGGGACGGTGGATGCCGGCGCCAGTTCTTGCGGTTGGCCCGGAGTTCGGACGCCGGGACTCGGCGGAGTTCCTTGACGCGGTCTTTCATCGTCATGTCATTTCATCCCCGGACGCCTGACCAGGTGCCGGATGGGCGACACCCAATAAGTCAAGCGCCCGGATCATTCCACCCTGTGACCGGTGAATGTCCACCCGAAGGTGGCGCCGTCATTCTACCACATCGCATATCGTGGACGGTCAGAACTACTGCCGGTAGTAGTAAAACGCCGCTATGGGCTTCTCTGAAGCGTCCAGGGCCATATCCGCGAGAGGGTTAGGGGGCTGGTCGATGGTGTGCCCCCGACCGAACTTGAAGCCCCTCTTGGCCTTCGCCCGGACGCAGTCCTGACATTGGCGGTAGGGACTCCGGTCCAATGTCCTGATGACCGCCCACCGCTGGAGGTGACAGTCGGGGCATTCGGTCCAGCGGTACTTCCGTCCGCCGACCATTCCCAGGTCTCGCGCTCGGCAGATGTCTCCGATGTCAGGCATCATTCCCTCCCAATATCCGCTCGATCTCCCCGTCCAGGCCGTCCGGTCTCCAGAGGTAATACTCAACGCCGGAGGATGTCAGGGCATCTCCCCATTCGTCCTGTCCTGGGAGCCAGCGGTTGCCGGACTTGTTGTATCGGCCCTTGGTCAATTTGCCCTTGACCGTCTTGAG